GCAGAGCTGACAAGGTTCGCGGTCGAGGGTTACAACGCGACGATGGTCGGATTGCCGAAAGTGGCACTGGTCAACGACGTTCGGCGAAGGCAGGTCCGTCGATGTCTGCCGACAGCTCGCGAGATTTGCCGGACGATGTTCGGCACGACTCGCATACCTGACGAGTTCTGGCTGTCGTACTTCGAGGCATGCCAAGCGGATGACTTCTGCGCCGGTCGAACTGTCGGAAGCGGATCGCATGCGAACTGGAGACCAGATTTTGAATACCTGACCCGCGCAGACGTGATGACGCGGATTTTTGACCGAGCATCGGAGTCGAATCGATGAAGCAGCAATCAATTGATTTGCCAGACCACGCCCACCGCTGCGCCGGCCGAATCTCCCGAGAAAACGCCTGCCCACTACGGCCAACATGCCTGCGTTTCACCACACTGATCGACGACCAAAACCTACCCGACCACGTCCGCATGCACATCCCCGTCGCCACCCATTACTGCACAACCCCGATCCACGAACACTACATCGCAGCCGATACCGATGCGGATGAATCGCCATGACCAAGCAACTTCTACCTCTACCGGACCCACGCGAAACCGCGCAGGCCGCACGCATCGCGCTTGAAACGGCGATCAATGACGCGCCGATTTATGGCGCGAAGGTTGGACAGCAGCGAGTTGACTGGTATCGCCAGCGACTCGAACACATTGAGCGCCGCGAGCGCGAAAGGGGAATTGCATGAGCCGTATCGAACTGCACGACCTTCCAGCACGAATGCGACTGCTATCCATCGAGATTGAGCAAGTCGGCGCTGCTGTTTCGTATTTTGGCGGATTTGGTCCGTTTGGCGAATGGGGACGCCTGCTTACTGAGCAAACCGCGCCGATGATGCGCGAGATTGCCGAGCACCTGCAGAAAATGCAGGTAGGTGGATCGGCATGATCGGCTCCAACGCAAACCGCGTGCCGCCATGCCACAACCGACCAGAGCGCGCGGAGGGCTGGTGGTATCGAAACGGCCACCGAGCGACCGACCTGAAACCGCGCCTTCGCTGGCAGCGTCGGTGGTTCACAGACCGCTGCGCTGCCTACGACTCGCATCCGAGCACCGTACCTGTCCCTGTCGCAGAGAACTGGCTGTGCGCCGGTTGCCGGTGGCTTCCTGAAAGGTGTATTTATGGCTCTTGAAAACTACAGCATAAAGCAAATCGACTACGCAACAGCGATGGGCGTGATAGTGCGAGAGCATTACTTGCACAGGAAAGCGCCTTGCAGTATTGCATTTGGTTTGTTTTTTGGTGATCTGTTGAAAGGCGTTGTTTGCTACGGTACTCCGAGCAGCGCACCGCTAAGAAAAGGAATAGCAGGACCTGAGAACGCACTCAATGTTGTAGAGCTTACTAGATTATGGGTTTGCGACAGCGTACCTAGAAACGGAGAAAGCTATCTAATAGGCGGAACAGTAAGAAAGGCAGGTAAAGAGATAGTAGTTTCTTTTGCTGAAATACAGCAAGGACACGTAGGAATAGTTTATCAAGCAACAAACTGGATATACACTGGACTATCAGCAAAACGAACAAACTGGACAGTTGACGGAGTAACAAAGCATTGCCAGACACTTGCTGACAAATACACATCTAATGAGATACGCGAGCAATTTGGCGAAAGATTCAGTCTGCAAGACCGTCCGAGGAAGCATAGATACGTATTCATTAACGCAAAAGGAAGTAGAAGGGATAAGCTAATTTCGAGCTTACGATATAAGCCGTTACCTTACCCAAAGCGTTTCGGTAATTAACTGATTTGCGTGCATTTTGGATTGATATGAACGACAAACAGAAAACGAAGGCTCACCCGCACATCCGCAAGCCGAAGCAGGGACACCCGTGGAAGGCGTTTGCTGCTTGCGCACGGACAGAAAACCGTCGAGATGCGGATGCGAAGCCGAGCACAACGAAGCGGAAGGTGCCGAAATGAGCGCAGCACATTGCGTTCTAGGCGGGCTGATGATCGACGCGAGAAAGTGTGCTCTGATCGACTGGCTACCCGCTGAGGCGTTTGGCGAGGCTCGCGAGGCATCGCTTTACCGCCTGATCCGCGACATGCACAGCAAGGGCGATCCGGTTGACGTGATCACAGTTGCCGAGCGGTCGCCTGAGGGCTGGCAGGATTACGAAGTTCTGCAGCTCGCAGGAGACACGCCGAGCGCGTCGAACGTGGTCGCCTATGCTGAGATATTGCTACAAGCATGGAAGCGTCGCAGCGTTGCGCGCGTTGCGTCTGCGTTGGTGTCTGACATGCGCGGCGATGCCGACTTGGACGCGTCGGCGATGGCAGCAGTGTCGAAAATCAACGAAATCACAGCATCTGTGCAGCGATCCGGGCCGATGTCGGCAAAGTCGGCGCTCAAGGGCTGGTTTGCAGATTTCCAGCGACGTGCGCAGTCAGGCGAGACAATGACCGGACTGCCTACGCCGTGGACTGAAATCAACGCGCTCACGTATGGGCTTGATCCTGGTCGCCTTTACGTGATCGCCGGGCGACCAGGTGCCGGTAAATCGGTTCTCGGTGAGAATCTGTGGTCATTCACGGCAATGAGCGGCAAGCGCGCGCTGATGTTCTCGCTGGAAATGCCAGCGAGCGAAATGCTGCAGCGTTCGATTGCATCGCGTGGTGGCGTTTCGTGGGACTACCTACGCAATCCGTCGAAAAATCACGATGACAGCGATGCAGCGAGAATGTCGTCAACCGTAGCTGAACTCGCGAAGTCGCAGATGCTGATTGACGAAACGCCAGCAATCACGATTCAGCAACTATCGGCTCGCGCCGAGCGAGAGCATTTGAGGGCGCCGCTGTCGCTGATCGTTGTTGACCACATGCACATCATGGGGAGGCCGCGAAAAAACGACGTGTCGGAGCTTGGCGAAATCAGCGCCGGTCTGAAATCGCTGTCTAAGCGCCTAAGTGTTCCGGTTGTCGCGCTTGCGCAGCTAAATCGAGGAAACACGCAGAGAACCGACAAGCGTCCAACGATGGCAGACCTACGCGGATCAGGTGAAATCGAACAGGACGCAGACGTGATCCTGCTGGCGCACCGAGAGGATTACTACCACATTGACGACCATAACTATGAAAAAGATCACTGCATCGAGCTGATCGTAGGAAAGGGTCGCAACATGCCTTCCGGCAGCGTAGTTCGTTTACTTGAGCGTTTTTCGCACATGCAGGCGCTTGATTGGGACGGGAGGACAAGGACACGAAGCGAGATAAATAATCAATCAGGCAAAGGCGTTTTGCCATTCGGCAGCAGGAAATAACCGAACAGGTGAAAAAATGAGAATCAAATGCGGAATACAGTCAGATTGGAAAGTGGAGCTTGACGACGCAATGAAACGGATCGACCCTGAGACATTCAAAAAGCGCGAGATTGTTGAAAACGCTATTTTCCATACAATCAAAAAGCATGGCCCGATTTGCTCGCAAGAGGAAGCCTATGTTGCGTTGCATAACATGAAGACGACATTTGAAAAGCACGAAATCACATTCTGCGCAAAATCGCTGTGGCGGTTTATTGGCGCAATGATTGAAGAAGGCAAGCTGATAAGGCGAGAGTATTTCAAGGCGCGGCGCAAAGGTGATCGGCCAGTATGTGTTGTCGAGTTGCCGCAATGAGTTCGACATTCATACTGCACGCCGGAGACACGCGACGCGAACGCGTTGCTGCCGAGTTGTCGAAGTTTCTTGCTGCGCTGTCTGAGTCGGCGTCATGGAAAATTGAAGTAAGCCAGTATCGGCGACCGCGATCATGCCCAGCGAATGCGTATTATTTTGGCGTTGTGTTGCCGACAATTGTACGTGAGAAAGGCGGCATTTCTGACGACTGGCATGAGCTGCTTTGTGGCGAGTTTTTCGGCTGGCACGCATATTCTATTGGCGGGAAAACGATGCAGCGACCGAACCGCACGACGACGCAAAACGAGCTAGGCAAGCGCGACGTTCTCGACACGATGGCGTTCTGGAAGTTTGTCGAGTTCAGTCGAGACATGGCCGCACAAGGCGGTGTCTACGTTCCGGGGCCGAATGAATGCTAGTCGAGCAATCAGACATGTTTTCCGCAAATCAAGTTCCGCGCGTGTGCGATTGCTGGATAGGCGATGGTGTCGTGCTCTGCGACAATCCAGACTTGTGCCGAGCATTGGCAGCAAGGCATGACGCGGAAGGCTGACCGGTTCGCAGGGATACCAAGCGCAGCGAACGCGCTGTGTTATGCAACATGGATACAGCGCCGCGTTGAGCCTAGACAATGGCCTGCAGCGTTGCTTGACGTACCGGAGCAGCACAGGCACGAAGCCGAGACATACCTACGCGGGATCGCCTCACGGATGCGCGTCATCATGGGGATTTCACAGTGACAAGATACTCGACGCTGCCAGCAGCTCACGAACTTCCACGGCAATCGCTGAACATGCTCAGAGCAAAGCAAGGCTTGCCGCCGCTGTGTTTCAACCGAGACAAGTTTGATTCCTTCGTTGAGGTTCAAGACGGATGGACAAGGGACGGAAGGAAAAAATACGTTGAAGTGCCTTTTGCAATGTCAAACGACTGCAAAGCGTGGGATGTGCGTGGCGGTGAGAATCCCGAAAATCCGGCAGTCGATAGCGTTCCGGCTGTCGATGGGTGGCGATGCTTCGGTTGCAAATGGTTGCCAGACGATCCGAGAATCATGAAAAAAGTCAGGGAGTCTGCGAAATGAAGCGCGCAATCGGATCGCCAAGCGCATCGGATAGATTGCGGTTCGCAAAAATCCACGACATAGGCTGCATTGCGTGCCGGTTGAACGGGCACTATCGCGAGCCGTGCGAAATCCATCACCTAAACATCGGCGGCAAGCATGGCGCGCCTAACCTAGGACACGATTACACGATAGGTCTGTGTGCTTGGCATCATCGCGGCATCTTGTCGCCATGGAAAGATGAGCAAACGATGGAGTTCGAGCGCGGGCCATCGTTCGCGCGGTCGCCGTCTGCGTTCCGCGAACGAGTCTGCAGGCAGTTGAGAGGAACCGACTGCGATGCGCTGTTGCTGCAATATCAAAACCAACCGATAGGAGAGTGACGTGATTGAATACAACGACATCTTGCATGTTTGGGAGCGACTGAAATCAATCGAAGGGTATAGCGGTCGGCCTGTTTACATAGATCAGCGAGTCGTCCCAAATGTTCTGCGCGTAGGTCATGCGCAACTGAGGCCAGGATTCAAGGTCAGGATTGTTGGGTATTACGACGCATTTACCGACCTGCAGGATTTTGTTGAGGACGTGCGATCAGTGGAGGCCGAAAATGCAAATTGAGCTGCCGTGGCCGCCGTCTGTCAATCACTATTGGCGGCATCTTTCGCGCGGAAAGCTGGCTGGCAGAACACTGATCAGCGAGCAGGGCCGAGAATACCGCGATGAAGTTGCGCATGCGGTTCTGTCGCAGATCGGCAACCGAACGCTGCCGCTCAACGGACGCCTGAAAGTCTGGATTCGCGCCTATCCGCCAGACCGCAGACGCAGGGACATCGACAATCTGCCAAAGGCAATTTTTGACTCACTGACGCATGCTCGCGTTTGGCCCGACGACAGCAATATTGACTGGATGCTGATTGAGCGGTGCGAAGTTTGCTCAGGCGGTCGCATATCCATCGCAATCAGCAAGATCGAGGTCGAGTCATGACGCAGACGCACACGTTTTGCGAGTATGTCAGGACGAGGCTTGGATCATGGGGCCATCACTTTGCGCTGCACCGTGACTGCGAATACCTTGGACACCAGTCGCGCAACATGCTGCAAGTGCTGATCGACCATCGTGGCGAAATGCCACCGCGCGCAACTGGTTACAAGCCGCTAGAAGTCGATCCGCTGGCGTTGCAGGTCGAGCAGATCGTCACAGACCTAGCAATGATCCGTGTCAATGCCGCCATCGTCCTGCGTGCGTGGTACTGCGGTCGCGGTCGCGTCAGGCATGAGCGGTACGACACCGCATGCGAAATGACGCGGAGTATCGTTGGAAAAGACCTGAGCCAGCGGCAGTACTACACGCTGCACGATATAGGGTTCGCTCACGTTGAGGGCGCGCTTTCTGCGATTGCTAGGGCATAGTCGCCGCATGCGTTCGTCGGCTGATCTCTGACGAGGCATTGCGTTTGCGCAAAAAGTAAGGCAACATTTAGGCAAGCTGGCGAAGTTGCCAGCAGAAACTAGGCTCGCTTCGGCGGGCCTTTTTTGTTTCCGACCAAGCGCGCGAGTGGTCGAACGCGTCAGCTCGGCGCATTGCGCTGGCTGTCGAAAACCGCCGCAGTCGGTGCGCGTGCTTCCCGCGTCGCGGGCGGCTGTCTTCTGGCCGATTCTCCCACGCGTGAGCCGTCTCAGTCCAGGGGTGGACATGCAAAATGAAACGCTCGTCGAAAGCGTCAAGCTGACGCCGCCTGCTATCGTGTCTGTTTTGAGCTTCGCAGGAATGTCGCTCGAGCAATGGGTCACGGTGCTGACGATCATTTATCTGTTTGCGCTGATCGCTGAAAAGTTCGTGCGACTGATCAAGATACTTGTCGAGAAAGACGAGAACGAGCCTGAATGAAACGGTTTGCTGTTCCAGCCGCAGTCGTTGCGGCGATGGGCGCGGCCTTGGCTGGCTGGGAGTCTGGCGGAAAGTTGATATTGCAGCCGTATCTTGATCCTGTCGGCGTGCTGACTGTATGCGATGGCATCACTGGCGACGATGTGATTGTTGGCAAGACCTACACCGAATCAGAGTGCAACGCGCTGAACATGAAGCACGCGCGAGAGCACGCGGAGTCTGTCGTCAGGCTGTGCGGAACGGCAACGCTTGATGCGCCGCTACATGTGCAGTTCGCTGTCTATCATTTGGCATATAACGCTGGCGCTGGCGCTGTATGCGGCAACGGTAGCAAGCAAACGACGATCAAGCGCGAGCTGACGCTTGGCAACTACACGGCAGTATGCGACGCCATAGAGCAGCGATATTTCCGCGCTGGTGGCAAGGATTGCCGCGACCGATCTAGCAACTGCTTTGGAATCATCCGGCGCAGGCAATGGGAAGCTGCGGTTTGCCGTGGCGAGGTGCAGATCGATGGACTCACAGAACCGGCGCGCAACTGATCGCGTCAAAGACCTTGCGGTATTCGGACTGCCGAAATTGCTGCTTGTCATCCTTGTCGGATGGCTGGCCGTGATGATGTCGGCCTATTGGAGCAACGCATGAGTATCAATAATGTCGAGCCTGGCGTGTACTTTGATCCTGGCGAGCCAGGATGGGGTTTCAGCCTGCACAGCGACGGCGCTAACGGTCTGGCTGGCTATCTGTTCTGTCATGACCCGTTCGGCAACCGGCTATGGCTGACCATGAATGCAAACGGCATTCTGACCAAGCATAACGGGGTCGGGTTTCCTGGCCGCTATGCCGATGGCGTTCCAGCCAACTGCGGCATTGTGCAATTGTCAGGCAACAAGGACGGCTCGGTATCCATGACGCTGGCGCTGACCGCTGACAGCATCAACGCAAGTGCATCGTTCCTGCCGTATCCATTCCCGCACACGCATACTGCGACACTTGCCAAGATCATATGAGCGCGATCAGCTTCGTTTGGTCATTCCTGACCGGCAATTTGTGGCGCACGCTTGCCATTGCTCTGCTTGCGGTTGCGATGGTGCAGACGCTTCGGCTTGACACAATCAAGTCAGGTGCCGAGTCGTGCGCTGTCTCGCTTGCTGCAATGAGCGCAGACGTTGACGAGGCATTGCAGTCGGCAACCGCATGGCAGGCCACCGCAGAGACATTGCGCGTCAGGCTTGCTGGCATGGTCAAGGCTATCGAAGTGCAACGCGAGCGTGATGCTGCAGCAGTAGCAAAAGCAAACGAGCAACGAGCGGAGGCTGACCGCGTGCTTGCAGCATGGGTAGATCGGTACGCAGCAGCAGTTCGCAATCCAGAATGTAACCAGCAAATGAGGCAACGTCTATGCGAGATTTGATCGCGCTATCCGTTGTTTTGATCGCCGGATGCCAGTGCACTCCGTCCGTC